CATCTTTTCATAGATATCATCACTATTGACAATCTTCATACCTAATCCACCAGTGGTACGCCTGACAACGTATGATTTACCGCTGCCAGGCCCACCTGCTAGGAAGATTGCTTTAAAGATATTGGGATCATAAACTCCCTCTTGCAACTCCGTAAATGTTTTCATGTTTTATTCCTAACAACTCCATAGTTCGTTTTGTATAGATTTCTTCATAGTATTTAGTTTCCTCGTTTTTCTCAATTTCTGTTCTTCTGCTGATTTGTTTTTGAAAAGACATTTTCTGAAGTCGGTTTTTGAGTTTTGAAGTCATGTGATTCCTCTTTCTATGGTTAAATTTTCATAACAAAGCGAGTTGTTGTTGTTTGGCCTCCTTAAAATACAATATCGCCAGGATCTGATGATCCTCTTTGTACGATTTCTTCTGTTGAATTACCACCATCTGTAGCTGTTACACCACTGGATGGATATGCCACTTGAACTGTATCACGAATACAATCCAAGAGAATTTCATGTCTCATTTGTCCAACACCCTTTGTGAACTCATGTTTTAGCTTCCTAACAAGATATCTACCAGTAAGATATGGATCTAAAGAAGTCTGTGCGTCTGTTTGATTCTTGAGAATAATCCCTACCAAATCCCCAGCTTGAATTGTCGTGTTGCCAGGCACTTTTATTCTTAAACTAATAGCGGCATCTAGTGATGAAAATCTAGATCTTCTTCTTTGCAACCACAAGTCTGTTCCTCTGTAGTTATTTGGTTCTCCATGTGCTGGGTCAAACAATCCCTCTTCTACTTCTCTTTCAATTGTTTGAACGTGAAGTATGGATTGTGGATAGTCTGAAATTTTATTTCCATATTCATCTGTAGCCAAAGAAGCAATTGGTGATTTTGCTGAACCATACGCATTGAATTCATCTACATGAATGTTGTTATCAAAATCATCTAGATACTTATATTCATAATGTTTATATGATTTATTAAATACATCAACAAGAAGCAAATCAGAAGCATACATTCCAGAACGTGTATTTAAGATTGTATCTGTAGAGTTTGTTATTTCATAATCAAGAATGTTTGTTAAATTTAGAGCAACATTATTAACATCTTCATTTGGTGTTACCTCTCTAAAAACCATACGAGGGTTCTTTCTGTCCATCATACTGTCGATAGTTCTGAAGTAGTAACCTTTAATAGTTTCATAGAATAGAAAGGTTGGAGCAAAGTTATATTCTTTTGATAAACATCTTTTAGCAACTGTGTTAATAAAATCAAAAGGCCGCAGATTAGGTGCTATCATTTTAAACAGATTGGTAGTCTCTTCGTAATAAAATTCTTTCTTTGAATCGAGTAGTTCTGGATCACGAATAACTTTTTTTATAATCTCTTTGGCTGGTTCGCCTGTATATGATTGACAAACACGAATACGATTGTTTCTTACTATTTCATTAGTAGTGAATGATAGAGTAAATGCTTTTGTTCTATCATTAACATTGGTAGAAGTGCTTACTTCAAAAATGTGGAGTGGATTTTTAGAAAAGTTGATAGCCATATTTCTATCAGTTTTATCGTCTGCATTGGGAGTTACAAGAATAAGTTTAAGTTTCTCTTGCCCAACAATTGATGCATTTGCAGTCAAATTATTGGTATCAACAAAAGAAATATTTCCAGTGATAGAGTTTTTAAATATATCCTCAAATATAGAAATTGCAGCAACTTGGTCTTTTAAGTTTAATTCTAAACCGCCAACGGTGCATAGGATACACTCATCAATGATATACTCACCAGCGTATTGAATTTCGGCCATTATATTATCCGTTCATCTTGTTCTTGAATTCTTTTACAATCCGTTCAATAAATCTTGGTTGAATCAACCGTATCCTTCTTTTCTTTTCCTGTACAGATTCTTCATATTGATAGTTAGTAATTGGGGTTGCACCAACAGGAATAGTTGTGGCACTTTCATTAGGAAGTTCAATAGTAAACTTTGTGTCACCAGATTCTTGAATATATTCGTAGTGATGAATGGCATCTATATCATCATACTTTGATCTTACATATCTTTCAAATTGTGGAACTGTCATAGGCCAGTCATTATAGTAATCAATAATATCATTGGTATGAAGAATAATCCAGTGTAATTGTGGATCACCATAAAATTCATTAGCAATATATTCTGGGGTTTCACCAGACTTTACATCATAGAAATCAAAGTTTACAAAGTTTTCTTTTATATAACTTCTGAATCGTACTCTTTTTGTGATATTAATCATCAATTGTTGGTTGCCATCTCCACGAACATCATACAATACTTTTGGAAACTGTTGAAAATATGCCATTGTTTAATATCCCTGTAGAATACGTTCTTTAGTGATGATTTCAAGTTCTTTAAACTTCAATGTCAATTGGGTTTCCACTGGTTGATCATCAGTAAAGAATTGAGTTCTTTCTCCACCATACTGCACCTCAACACTTTCTAATACTGATGTTGAAATTTTATGTAGGTGTATATTTGGTCTATATTCAATATCGAATGTTGATGGAACAATCATTGTTCTTCCTTTAACAAGACCGCCGTCAAATTCGGGCATAGAGTGAAATCTAAATGCTGTCACAATATCTTCAATTGTTTGTGCCTCTTCAGGCGAGGTTGGCAACATTCTAAAGGAAAAAGAAAAATCTCTTCTTTCAATACCTTCAAATTTCATCTCTGTTCTATTGTTAGTTAATGTTCCACTAGCAATATCATATATATCCTCTTGTCCTACTAAGCTGGAGCCTTTTTTCTTTACTTCATTCATAAAATTCGTTTTTAAATCTCCAGCACTTGTATCCTTATCTGTAATACCTTTAAGCAAGGCACCAGCACCAGCTATAGCTGCACCCACCTCTGCCTCACCATATTTTGCCGTATGTCCAACAGAAAGTTGTGCAGGCATATACAGTGCAATAGATTGTGCGAGTCTTTTGGTTGGAGCACGTTTTATAGTTAAAGTCGTTGCGTCACCTGGCGATCCAGCACTAGTACTACCAACCGCTCCCTCTGGAAATGTAAGTTTAGATTTTGCTTGTGCGTTGATATAGAACATGACGTAGTGTTCGTGTCTTGCCATAGTTCCTAGTTCTTTGGGGTAGGCCATAAAGTTGCCGCCCAATCTACTTCCACCATTTGTGGATGAACGTGTTCTACCGCTTTTACTTACTGTTGGTAATAGTGCCATATAAATAATCCTATATTCCTGTGAAAGTATTTATAACGCATCATGTCATACAAAGGTCGATACATCCCATCTAAACCACAAAAATATAAGGGCGATTCTTCTAAGATTGTATATCGCAGTCTTTGGGAACGTAAATTTATGGTGTATTGTGACAGAAGCGACAACATACTTGAATGGGGTTCTGAAGAAATTATCATACCCTACCGTTCCCCACTAGATGGTAAAATTCATCGTTATTTTCCAGATTTCTATGTCAAAGTCAAACAGGCGAATGGTTCTATTAAAAAGATGATTATTGAAGTCAAACCAAAGGCACAGTGTGGCCCACCAAAACAACCCTCTCGCAAAACCAAAAGATTTATACATGAGGTTCGTACATGGGGGGTGAATAAAGCAAAGTGGGAGGCTGCAATTGAGTTTTGTAATGACAGAATGATGGAATTTAAAATACTGACTGAGGATCATTTGGGTTAGTCGTATAAATAGAAGTATGACATACTTTGATGAATTACTAGAAAAGACAGGCGGCAAAGAACGCTCAGTTCGATGGTTTAGAGATAAAATCAGAGAGATGGGCGAACCACCAACACGACAACTTGTTACTGAGGGGTTGTTATCACAACGGCCTCAATACGGCCGTATGAACTTCTTTTTCTATGATGCAAAAGGAAAGAATGAACTACCATATTGGGATAGGTTTCCACTAGTATTACCGATTGGAGTGACACCACAACAAGAAGGATTTATTGGTCTAAACTTTCATTATCTATCAATACCAATGAGACTAAAACTATTGAATGTTGTTGCTCAATATTCCACAGACAATGAAATGAATGAGGATACAAGAATTAGATTGACATGGAATCGTATTAAGAGAAATCCATTAGTCAAGCCAACAGTTAAAAGATACCTTGCAAGTCATGTGCAGTCACGT